GCCTTATACTTTATAAGTAAAGTCCTATCGCTATTATTAAAACGAATAATTGTTCCTCTAAGAATATATTCATTAATAGCATATACTCTAGCACTCTTACCTTTTTGATGTTTTGCTAGTAAAACTAAAATACCATTCTCTGTAAGAAAATCCATATAATAGTTATAAAGATAACCATACTTCTCCTTTAAGATAGGAGACATTAAATGAAATTTATTTTCTTTCTTAAAGTAATATTTTAATATTAAATTATGAACTATATCAATAAGATAAGATGTCTTTAACTTTTGACCTTTATATGTAAAATTCTTTTGTTTGGAAATTGTTTCTAGTGATGATGGAAGAAATTGTAAACTACATTTTTTACCTTCTAAATTCTTCTTAATTGAAGAGTATGATTCTATATCACTTAGATTAATTACACTTGAAACCGTCATACAAATTATATGTAAAATTTAGTATATGGTTCTTAATTTTGGAAGATTTTATTGATAGATTTTTTTCGCTTAGAAACACGTTCTTTTCGAAGTTCTTCCTTCAAAAGGTAAGAAAGTTCTTTCTCAATATTTAAATTATGATACATGTTTAAATCATCAGCTAACTCACGAGTCCAAGTGGCTTTCAAAGCTCTTGTTTTAGATTCAACTTGAACACTTCTCATATTAAGGTCAACCGAATTCATTACTTAGTAGGAGTTTTAGATGGCCCTTCTTCTGGTATAGGTAAGCCTTTGCTACCTTTACCTTTTTTCTTCTTTTGTTCAGGTGTTCCTTTTTCAAACTCTGAATAAACATCAGGATAAACTTCACCTTCACCATCTTGGTCATATTGAATCTCAAAGAAATCACCAAAGTCTAAAAGACCTGCTCTTGTTAATTCAACTTCATGTACTTTATTTAAATACCTTTCAATATAAACATTAATATCATTAACAAATGTATTAAATAGAATTACTGTATTATCTGTAAATACACCAATTGCTTTCTTTCTCTTCTTGTTAAATGAACCCATAATAACTTTGAAGATATACTCTAACTTATCAGATTCTTTAATATAATCTTTAGTTAATTTATTAGGAATCAACTCAGTATTAATTTTAAACTTTTCTTTATCAAAAAACTCAGGAACTACAAAGTCAAAGTCTAATAAATCTTGTTTTACTTCAGATACATAAACATTAAATAATTTAGACATTAAGTAAATATAAACTTCATCTCTTTTATCACCTTTCAACTTAATCTCATCTAAATTAAATGATTGACAAAAGTTTAAGAAGTTAACTAATATAAGAGTATAAATTTCAACAAACTCTGTTGAGTTATTATCACTTATTCTTCTATATAAAGGATTTAATATTTCAAATGAAACATCACCTGATTTTGTTCTAACAATAAGTTTTTCAAGATTTGACTGGAAGTCCTCATCTTTCATTAAAAATGAGTTATTTGAACTTGGGTTTAATATTTTATAGAAAAAAAACGAAAATGATTTTTCACCAAATACATATTCTAAATCCTCTTCACTTGTATTAATAAAGTATTTAATAGCTTCAACCATTCTCTCTGTTAACTTACCTTGAAAAACAATAGGTAACATATCAACATCAAATAATCTAGCGTACTCGTCTAACTCTTCAACACTAAATTCATACTTACCACCTTTATTAATAGCGGTTAAAACTAAATGATTTTTTGGAACTCTATCATAACCAATATTAGCAGGTTGTTCATCAGGAAAGTACTCAAAACAAAACCACCATTTTTTATTTAAGAGTGATTTAATTCTAACATCTAATGACTCTAAGTATTTAATACCTGGATTATAATAGTTTTGAATAGCTAAATCAATTAGGTTAAGTTTATCACTACTCATTGACTTTGGCTTAATAGTAAATTCTTTACCATCCCAATTAACCCATATCTTTGATCCTTGAATATCTTCAAATACAATTATTTCATTATCAAAGATAGAACTTAAAAGTTCTTGATCATTATTTCCGTTTAACGTTACTAATTTACTCATGTCTTTATTATACACTCTTTTTTGATTTTTGTTTTTATCATAAGTATATATAAAAAACCGGCTCTCTAAAATAGAAGAAATGAGATTTGGTAATTAATATATACAAAAAAGTAATTCTATAAAAATGACTTATAAAGATAACACACCTACATTCAATGTAAATAGAAAAGTAGTTAACTTCAAAGACTTCTCAGCTAATCCTAATGCTGAAAAAGAAGAATTGAAGAAAATGGATAGACAAAACAAGCCTAATACTGATGACCAACAAAAGAATATGGCTAACTCAAGATATAAATTCAATAATACAACTCGTAAAATGGATGATTTAAGTCCAGCTGAGATTGAAGATAAAATTGAAGCTATTGAAGAGTTGGAAGAAGGATTTGACCCTATGGTCGGAATTGATAATTTTCTAAATAATCCTGTTATGGTTTCACTTGCGACTGCTTGGTTACTGAGTGGAAGATATAAAATTGAAAATTTAAAATCTAATATGAAAGCCATGAAAGATGACTTTTTAGATTATTGTAATTCTATGGGTTATGTAATTGATAAAGATATTTTGGATTTCAAATTTAATCAAATAATAGAAAGAATTAAAAAGATTCTAAAGATAAACTAAAATAAAAAAACCTCAGATTTCTCTGAGGTTTTTTCTTTTTAAAAATTCTTAGTAACATCAAATGACTTACCATCAGTACTACCACCGTAGTTTTCTACTTCTTCATCATCGTAGTAAACACCAGAGACAATATCACCAAAGTAATATTCATCAATACCCACTTCACCCTCAATATTAATTTTAAGTTTAGTAATATCAAAATCATCTTCTGTTAAGATATCACCTTCAAAGAATCCACCTTTTTCAAATGAAGCACACATCAATAAGTCTTTAGACTCGTCAACTTCAATACACTCATAATCAACTAATTCAAACTCTTCTGTATCAAATTCATGAAGATTATCAGAGTCAAGTTCATATAATGTATCACCATTATCATCTTGTATAAGAACAGTAAATGTACCAGCCGCACCCCATCTATGATATTGGTCATCAACTTCATACCAACCACCATAATCTTCTAAGTCATTAGCCGCAATTTCCCATAACTCTTTATCAGGGTTATTAAGAATCTCTTTTTGTTCTTCATCAACAGAACCAATCGTTACTTCTGCACCATATCCATATATGGAAACTTTGTACTTTTTCATTTTAGTATTTTATTTAGTTTTAATTCTCTTTTATCTTCTAATTCTAATGGTTCGGCTATTAACTCACCATCTGATATTTTAATTTGCCATTTATTACCAGTTTTTTCATCTAATAAGACTAACTTACTAATAACTGTACATCCATCAACATCAACATTAATTGCTGATGAACTTGATGCTGCGTAATTTATATTAAATACACTGGGGTTACAAGCTTTTGCCATTATATTAATTCAAATCTTTTATGACCATCTTCTGATGTTGAATTCCAGATATCTAAAGGTCTAACATAAATAGAGCCAAAGTTGATAGACTTGTAGACTACCAACTTTTCTCCTGTTTCTGTATGAGTGGCTAAAGTAATTACTTCATAAGTACCACCTTTATAATGCTTAAATCTCTGTCTTGGTAGCGGATACTCCATCTTGAATGTTTAGTTTTTCACCAGTAACTGGATCGTAATTCATAATTAATAACTCAACACCTTTAGCTTGTTCACCTTTACCATCAGAGTTATTACCACCTTGAGCTGAACTTCTAAATACTTCTTTTTCGGTCCAGATGTATTGATCTCTTGGTAACAATTCTTCTAACAAAGGAAAATAGTAATATGATAAAGACCAACGAGATTTAGATTTCTTAATCAACTCTAATAATCTTCTATGTGAAGCTGGTCCAAACATACCGTCTTTATCAGCACCATACCAGAATAATCTCTTAGCATCATCTTCACCTTTAGCTTCATCAAAACGAGCGTATGGTGGATCCAAATATAAGTAAGTATCTTCAGCATCATATTGATTGATTAATTCTTCAAAGTCAATATTATAGAAGTCAGTAATAGTAGCTAATTTAGCTGTGTATTTGTTCTTTTTTAATTTATCAATAAGAACTTCTAACTTCAAACGGTCTTTATCTTTCTTATAACCATTGAAGCCAGCGCCACGAGGATAAACTGAATTATGAGCTGATGTAATTAAGAAAGCATAAATAGCCGCTTTTTTGAAATCACCAATTTCAAATTCCATATTATCCAAGAAGTCATTCTTAATATACTTTTTATAAATCTCTTTATAGAAATCCCACTTCTTCAATGGATCAGTTTCAGTTGTATGAAGTAAAGTTCTTTTCAAAGCCTCTAAATATTTAACAAATTCTTCTGGTTGAGAAGCACACTTATAAAGATTCACCTGGTGACGATTTTTATCATTATAAACAACTACATCAAACTTTAAGTTTGGGTCGTCCATATACGTTCCCATAGAGCCGGAGAATGGTTCTAAGTAGGTTTTAATACTACCGTCTTTAGGAATTTTTGAGTTAATAAACTCAATGAATACATTTGAGGACTTACCTCCGAAATATGAAATTACACTCATTATTAATTTAATTTATTTTTTTCTTTTATTATATCTTCGATTGAAGGTTTTTGATTTGCTAGTTTTAATTCTTCTCTTACTTCCATAAGAATCTTACCTAAGTGATTCTCACCTTTACCATTACAAACTCCCCAGAAATAGTCTTTCCACCAGTTACCTTCAATCAATTCTTGGTCACCGGTAGATAACAACATTTCTGATAAAGTTTCTTCTTTGAATTTTTCACGAACACCCCAGTTCATAAATTCTAGCTTTTTATCATCCCAGTCTTTTCGAACTTTAATTCTCTGACCAAGTTTTTTAACATCAGCAGGTTCTTTGATTCTTGGCAACATTTCTCTGAAATCAGCGGCTGTATAATATCTACCATCTATAAGTTGCATCTCTGTTACTTTCATAGCAACATAGTAGTGTTCTACTGAAGGATATGTAATACCTTTATGTTCTATCTTACAAGGATAGAAGTTGGACAAGAATACATAACGACCTTCAAATTTATCAATCATACTTATTATATCACTGAAATTAATAAAGTTTAACTGTTTAAAATAACAAAAGACCATTGCTGGTCTTTGTTCTTGTGGAGATGACGTTGTACTGCCCAACGTGTCTTTTTCGGTTGTTAATAATTATTCATTCACAGGCGTAGTAAATTTTTATAAACTTACAAACTTTTTACTTTTTTTGATAAACTCTAATAAGTAACAAAAAACCATTTCACTCTTTTATTCTTGTGTGAAACAAGTTGGAGAATTTTTTGATAATGAACTGTTGTTAGACAGTCATTAGATCTTCTACCAAGATCATGTTGTTTTGTAGCGCAAATACTAAATCTTCATTGCTAGCTACTTCGTTTGTTTTGCCATTTACGACTTTACCATCTAATTTATTAATCGGTCATACGACAACCCGATACCCGCATAATCACCACCACTCCGCAAATCAATTCTAAAACATCCCCAAGTGTGTGTATTATTCTACAAATATATATATAATATTCTGAAATAGCAAAAAGTTTGAAAAATTTAAAAATTACCAAGGATAATCATCTTTATCACCAGTAACAACACCATCTTTATCACTATCTTCATCTTCTAACATAAATTCAAATGTAATCATTGGTGTTCCTTGTTTAGTTTCCCATATTTCATAAGAAGAAGAATATTGAGCTAATATATCTTTTTTAATTTTCTTAACAATTTCGAATACTTTAACAATATCACTAAGTGATTCTCTTCTAGCAAACTGTGCTGTAATAGATAAATCCAATCCACTATTCTCAACATTAACATCTACATTACTATTATTGAACATAGATCTTAAAAGATAACAAAGATGTGACATATCATCATCATATTCAGAATCATCCTCGTCTTCACCTTTATATTCATCTTCTCTTGAATAATCATAAGCCTCATCATCATATCCATCGATATCATCAAAACCTTCACGTTCAAATAACTGGTTAAATTTTTTAAGTTTCATTATAGTAAATCTATTTTTATGTATTCTGCGTCAAAATATACTTTTTGGCTTACTTTGTGTTTATTTAACAAGAATTGTAATGTTGTTAAGACTTCATATGTTTCATCAATATAACCTTCTTCTAAATCACATTGAATAAATGTAGTAGCTCTATCAGAAGCTATTTTAACATCAATACCAAATGGAGTAGCTTTTATATCATTAATTAACTTACCATACTTTCTAACAATCTCTTCATCAATTCCTACTTTTCTAACTGTTGGTAATGAATCCCAATCAACTTGAACACTAGCCTTAGCAAGTCTTTCAAGGAAATTAATATTTTGTCTTTCTTTACCAGTATGTTCACTATAATAACCAACTGAAATGTTAGTACATTCAGCAATTTGTTCTAAAAATGAAGCAGAATCTGTGTATATACCTGTAGGATCTAATGATAAATTAAGACCATTTGCGTTATATTGTTTAGCTAAAGCAGTTCCAAATTCATCAGAACAGCAAGTTCTACCTAACTGAGAAGTAATAACTGAACAAACATCTCTTCTATCAAATGAAACACATCTCTTAATGTTTTTAACATATTCAACTTTTTCATAAACAGAAGATAATAAACCTGAACCAATACCACCTCTTTCTTCTCCCATAAAGAAATAATAAAGACCTGGTACATTATGAGCCATCATATATAACATAACAGCAACACCTGATTTATCATCAGCACCTAAAATAGTAGAACCATCTGTATAGATGATTTCATCACCATTTTCATCTTTTTTAGAAAGAAGTTTTGTAGTACCTTGTTTTCTATCAGCAGTATCTAAGTGAGATGTAAACATTGTTGTTGGATTCTCACCAATAATCTTATAATAGTTACCTACAATATCTTTATCTAATTTAGGCATAAAAGCCATTACTTCTTCTTCATGTCCGTGAGGATATGTCTTAGTAACTAATGAAATAAATGTACTTCTAACATCTTTAGGGTTATAACTAAAAGGTTCTGGTGTGATTTTATTAACAGCAATACTTTCAATTGAACCACCACCAGCTAATATATCATATTGTTCGATGAAATCTTTAACATCAGCAACTTGAAAATAATTCTTAAAGTAGAATTTAATAAAATTTTCTATTTTCATAGGATGAACCTTACCTCTTATTGTAACATCTAAACAAGATTTTGTCTTAGATATGTTAACATCACTGATATCTAAACCATTATGATATTTAGAATTAGGTTCATTTAACCAAAGCATTTCAAATGCTATATAGCTATTCTCATCTTCTAAAACTCTTAATAGATCGTGAAGTTCTTCAGAAAATTTAACTCTTACAGGTTCTTTAGTATCTGCCATTTTTTATTTTATTTTATATGTTATTATATATTAAATATTAAACTACAATTTGATATGAATTTGTATAATCTACTTTAACTTGACCATCATTCATACCCGATTCTTTCTTAACAAATCTACGCTGACAATAAACAACAGTTGCGTTATCATCTTTAGAAGCTTTACTATTCTTTTTAGCCAGTTGAGCGGCTAATTTAATAACTGTTTCAGTAGGTAGGTTTTCTCTAACACGAATAACAACGTGACTACCAGGAACACCTTTAACATGCATCCAAATATCTTCTTTATCAGCAACATTAAAAGTTAAGTGGTCATTAGATTTAGCGTCTTTACCAACATAAACAACAAACCCTTCTATTTCTAATTTTTGAATATTAGGAAATTTGTCTTTTTTAGATTCGTTAAATGAGTTAAATTTCTTTATCATACTGTATATATTAATTAGAAATTGTTTAAAAAGAAAAAAGACCCATAAAGGGTCTTTTTTCAATATTTCCAATATTACTATTAGTTCAATAACTGAGCAGAGTCAGTAACTGTAATAGTCATGTATTGTTTTTGTGGGAACCAACCAACTTCAGTTACAGCATATCTTGAACGTAACAACATTCTTGGAGCGAATGTAGCTTCAGAGATAACTGAGATAGACTGAGCCATTAAGTAAGGTACGAAAATGATACCTGGTTGGTCAGGGTTATTCTTACGACCTAATACGATTCTGTTATCGTTATATCTCATATATGGATCTACATAGATAGAGATGTCTCCGATTGAACCTACAGGGTATAATTGACCTTGTCCGTTTAATTTAGATTTAACTGGGTTAATTGTGTAACCAGCGATATCTTGAAGTGCTGCAGCTAAACCTCCGTTTGTGATAAGGTATTGAGCAGGACCTACACGACCTTCAGTAGCGATGTAGTTAGAAGCGTGAGCAATCTTAGTGATTAACTTACGTTGTACAGCGTGAGTAGTTTCACCACCAACACTTGAAGCATAAGTTGTATTTAAGTCAAAGATTGTTTCAGTAGCTGTTCTCATAGGAGCAGTAGCAGCGTTAAGAGCACCCATTTCGAAAATCTTATGAACGATTTGCTTAGAAATTGTTTGAGATAATTCGTTAACAAGGATAGACTCCATTTTTTGAACGATATCCATACCTGTGTTAGCTTTGATATCTTCAATTTCAGTTCTTCTAAGAGCTGAAGATACTTCGATAGTACCAACTGCAACTGATTTAGAAGAAATTTTTGGTCCGATTACACCAGCATAAGATTGATCATCTAATTGACGATTCATTGGGTAATCACCAGCAGCACCATTTCCAGCACTAGCCCAGTTAGCAGAGAAACCAGGGATGTGGTCTTCTAAAGCAGATACTAAATCAATAGTAGTAACAGCTGTAGATTGAGTACCAACTGAAGTAATCCATGTAGCCATAGATTGAGTTGTACCAAATGTATTTAATTCTTGGTTATAAGAAAAATAATTGTACTGACCAGCTGTGTTAGCTTGTCTGTAAGCTTTGAACATTGGGTTACCATCGATACGAGAGAAACCTAAGAATTCAGCAACACCAAATTTAGAACCTGTTGGCTCAGTAGATGATAATTTGTTAGAAGCACTAACGTTAGTACCACCAGTGATAGTAGATCCAAATAGGTTAACCCATAATCTACCATTTGTTAAACCACCTGAAGTTTGAGTAATACCAGCAGCTGTACAAGCTAATCCTAATTGAGCAATAATAGCAGAAGAGTTAGAAAAACTTGATAATTTGAAAACTTGTGGTCTTTCGTTTTGTGAAGCATCAACATCATCGTATTGGAAGTCGATGTATAATAAATCGATTTTTGGACCTGGAGTTGGTTTTACAGCAACTAAGTCTAAACCAATTGTTTGAGCAGCAATTTTCATAGCTACTGGTAATAAGTTTTGACCTACGTCTCCAGAACCTGTGATAGCACCATTTCCTGTTGAATAACCAGTTGTTAGGTTACCAGCTAATGATGAAGGGTTTGGAGCTAATACTGAACCCATACCAGCTACGTTAGCAGCATTTACATATGCGTTCTCATTGATTGAGTGATACTCAGCCATTTCTGACATCCATTCAACTCTATCTTCAGTTACACCCATGTTTTCCAAAACTGGAGCCCATTTCTTAACTGCTTTTGATTTGTCTATTCTAATGTGTGACATAATTTTTAATTTTTTTTTTTGTGTTTATCTATATATTACCCTTCGAAATTTCAATAATTTCAAGTGTGGATTTTTTATAGATTAAATGTTTTTGAATCTTTCCATAATTGCAGTAACGTCATTATCAGAAAGTTTATCTTCTTGTATTAAACTTTCATGAGCTACTAACTTTTTAGTTACAGACTCGTTTGTTTTAAGCTTTCTAGTTAACCAGAAATGCTCAACTTGTGATTCAGTCATTAAAACTTCAGCAGGGTAAAGTCTAGCTTGTGATAAGATAGATTTTTTAGCTGATTCGTTCATTTGACTCCAGATAGCCTTAGTGTTTTCAGGCATTAATCTGATTACTCTTTCTTCAAGAGATTCATTCTTTGATGATAGCGCTTCTGCGATTAGGCTTAACACATCTTTAGATGTGAAGTAATTTCTTTCGCTTATGTGAAATTTAACAGCCTCTTGGTCTTCATCAGACAAAGCGTAGTAGCTATCTACTTGTGACTTGTTTAAGAATTTTAAGAAATTCAAGTCAGTTGATTCAGAAACTTTACGTTTTTTAGCTTCTTCTATTAATTTGTCGATTGACTCAGATAATTCAGAATCACTGTTACCAGTTACTTCATAATCATGAGCTTCTTCTTCATTTTCTTCTTCAGTAGCAGATGGACCGCAGTCTTCATCTTCTTCTTTATTATATGCTTCTTCTTCGTGAGCTGGAGCAATACCATTGTATGCTTCTTCTTCGTTTTCTTCTTCAGCATTTGGACCACAGTCCTCATCTTCTTGAGAATTTTCAAAACCAGCCGCTTGTAATGAAGGGAAAGCTTCTTCTTCTTCATTCATTGATTCGTTTAATTTTTTAGAATTTAACTTTTCAACGATTAAGCCTTGGTAAGAAATTGATTTGTCAAGATTTTCAGCGATATATTCTGAGTAAGCAATATTGTCATCTAAATGTTCAGCAATGTATTCAGAGTAAGCGATGTTACCTTCAACATGTTCAGCTAAATATTCTGAATAAGCAATTGAATTGTCAACGTGTTCAGCGATATATTCTGCGTAAGAGATATTTTTGTCTAAGTTTTCAGCGATGTATTCAGAATAAGCAATATTCTTATCAAGATTTTCAGCTAAGTACTCAGAGTACTCAATGTTTTTGTCTAAGTTTTCAGCTAAGTACTCAGAGTAAGAAATATTCTTGTCTAAGTTTTCAGCGATGTATTCAGAGTAATTAATGTTTTTATCTAAGTTTTCTGCTAAATATTCAGAATACTCGATATTTTTGTCTAAGTTTTCAGCTAAGTATTCAGAGTAGTTAACAGCCTTTTCTAAATTTTCAGCTAAATAGTCATTGTGCTTAATAAGTTTGTCAGTAGTTTCCTTTAAAGACTTGTTTTCATTAACCATAATTTGAACTTTTTCAGCCAAATAATCTAAATATTTAACAACTTGAGAATTAGTAGCATTTAACTCTTCGTAGTACTCTAAAAGTTGCTCCATTTTCTTTGGAGATAAATTACCTTTAGTAAGAGCACCTTTAACTTCTTTCTTTGTAGAAGCTAGTTCTTTAACTAAATATTGAGAATACTCAGTTAACTGTTGCTTTGTAACAAATTCATTTTTGTTCATATCAAATAGTTGATTTATTTTGGACTCATCGGACATTTCATATATCCTAAAGTTAGAGTTTTCATTATATCCTAATGATTCGTTGATATTCTTAACAGACATTTTAGCAGAAGCAAAACCTGGGTCAGCAACGATATCATATGTAAATAATTTTTTCAATGAAACAGTACCATCTGATTCAGTGATACCAGCCGCTCTTGAAGAAACGAAAACAGGACATCCGTCATCAACTAATGCCTTTGCTTCTTTACCCCAATAAGTGTTCAGTAATCTAATTTCACCATTAACTAAATTTGATTCTTTTACATAATTAGCTTTTGTGATAATGTGTGATGCTCTAGAAAGAGATGTGTCAAAAACATCTGGGTGATCAAACTCACCGTAAACAACGCCTAAACTGCTCATTCTTTCATTTAATTCATCTAAAGCTGGAAGAAATTTATCAGCAGTGTAAATTCTCTCATTACGGTTTTTAACACCGAACTCTGTGAACGTACCACCTAAAATATAATCCTTCTTCTGTGAACCATTATTCTCTCTAATAAGAGAGTTTGTCGAATTTTCTATAATTAATACTGGTTTCATTTAAGTTTATTATTTTTTAAAATATAGTGTATATATAATCGATATAAAACCGCCTTTTTTTCAACGTGGATTTTTTATAGTAATGTGGAGGTTCAGGCCGGCTTTAACATGTATAAAGTCATGGAGGAGAGAGACAAAAATTAATAAATAAAAGAAATTGAGCGGTTTTTTATGATCCTTACAAGAGAGATAGAGATAAAAATTAATGAATCGAATTATCAGTATTATGATGATTTAGGATATGATGTAGCAATTGGAGAGATTATTAAAATACCAATTGAATTAATGTCAAAAGGATCACACTATAAAATAAAATGTAAGTGTGATGGGTGCGGTATTGAAAAAGAAGTAATATTTAAAAACTATGTTAAATATGATAACAAGTTTGGAGAATATTATTGCAGAAAATGCTCAGAAGTAAAAAGAAAAGAAACTTTAAGAAAAAACTTTGGAGTTGATTATCCAATACAGAACAAAAAGGTACTCAGTAAGATGAAAAAAACACTTATTGATAAGTACGGTGTAGATAATATATCAAAAAGAGATAAACAAAATGAGATTTCTTAAATAGAATACTCATATATGATAGAATTAAAAGAAGGTGATGTTTACGAAGGACAAATTGAGTTCTCAACAAACGGTAACGCATCATTAGTAGTGGAAGACAAGGAAGTCTTTATCTACAAGAAAAACACAGCCAACTCTTTACACTTAGATAAAGTAAAGATTCAAATATTTAAGGCTGAAAGAAAATTAGAAGGAAAAGTCATTGAAGTTGTTTCAAGATTTAAGACTGAGTATGTCGGTAGAGTACAAATAGGTAAAAAAACAATATTTGTTGTTCCTGATAGTAATAAAGTTCCAGTAGACTTCTATGTTAAAGGAGGTCTAAAAGCCGAACACGACCAAAAGGTTGTAGTTGAACTAGTAAAGTGGGAAGATTCTAAATCACCACAAGGGAAAATCATAAGAGTTTTAGGAGATTCTGGAGATAATAATACAGAAATGAACTCAATTATGATTGAGTATGGATTGCCTATTGAATTTTCACAAGATGTTATTAACGAATCTTTCTTAGTACCTGAAGTTATTAGTGAAAAAGAAATTGCTTCTCGTAAAGATATGAGAGGTATCACTACTTTAACAATTGACCCAGTTGATGCTAAAGATTTTGACGATGCCCTATCAGTTAATATTATTAACGATAATAAGATTGAAGTAGGTGTTCACATTGCTGATGTAGGTCACTATGTTAAACCAGGAACTAAATTAGACGATGAGGCTTTCAAAAGAGCAACATCTGTATATTTAGTTGATAGATGCGTCCCAATGTTACCAGAACGTTTAAGTAATGGTATATGCTCACTTAAACCACACGAAGATAGATTAGCTTTTTCTGTTATCTTTACTTTAGATAATGAGGGTAACATATTAAATACTTGGCAAGGTAAAACTGTTATTCACTCAGATAGAAGATATGCTTATGAAGAAGCTCAAGAAATCATCGAAGGTAATGATGGTGACTATTCAACTGAAATTAGATTACTTGATACTTTAGCTAGAAAGATTAGAAAGAAAAGAATTAAAGAAGGTTCTATTGAAATGGGCGGTATTGAAGTAAGATTCAAATTAGCCGAAGATAATAAAAAACCAATTGGTGTTTATTTCAAAGAACAAAAAGAAGCTAACAAGCTAATTGAAGAGTTTATGCTATTAGCCAATAAGTCTGTTGCTAAGACTTTATCAGATGCTAGTTGGGCAAATGTATATAGAGTTCACGATACACCAAATATGGAGAAACTAAATGCTTTAGTTGGTGTTTGTAAAACATTTGGATATGATATAGAGATATATGATGATTCAGCCGAAATTAAAAAGACTCTAAATGGATTATTAAAAGAGATTAAAGAAACTCCTGAAGAAAATATGATTGAAACTTTAGTTACTAGATGTATGTCTAAGGCTACTTATACAATCAAGAACATAGGTCACTATGGTTTAGGATTTACTCACTATTCTCACTTTACTTCTCCAATCAGAAGATATCCTGATTTAATCACACACAGAATTTTATTAGATTTCCTAGATAAGAAAAGTCAAGGTAATCCTGGTAAGATTGAAGAACAAGCCAAATGGTGTTCTGCTAGAGAATTGGTTGCTGCTAAAGCTCAAAGAGATTCAATTAAATACAAACAAGCTGAATATCTTTTAGATAAAATTGGAAAAGTATTTGATGGTATCGTTTCAGGTGTAACTGATTGGGGTATGTATGTTGAATTGATTGAAAGTAAGTGCGAAGGAATGGTTAGATATCAATCACTTGAAGGTAAATGGTCAGCTGATACAACTAACTATACAATTTCAAATGAGATGGGTGATAAAATCAGATTAGGAGATCCTCTTAAAGTTGTAGTTAAGTCTGTAGACTTAGAAAGAAAACAAATAGATTTTACTTTATTGTAAATGGAGGGGTATAGTGTAACAAAATCTTTTAATATTGAATTAGATAGTAATACCTTGGATCAATACGAGAGATTATTATCTAATTTTAATAATTGGTCTCAATATAAAAGAGAGATTAAACTAAACTCTGTTTTAGAAGATAAAAAGATTGAGTTTACTTTAGATATATCAGGTCATGCTCACGGTGTTATGTATGTAAATGTTTTAGACGAAGACTGGTATGAAATTGATGTACTTAAAAGAGCATCATCTGCCATAAAGTTTATGAAGTTTATACTCAAAGGTAATAATGTTTTAGAATTAGAAGTAACAATTAAAACAATGACTACTGAATGGGGAAAGATTATCAGAGACTTAATTGAATCAGGAATTGAACTAGAACTCAAACAAAACATAGTAGATAATCAGGTCAAATCTTTTTACTTCATTTATCCAAAAATGACAGCATAAAAAAACCTCTCAATTTTGAGAGGTTTTCTTTTTTATAGTAAGTTTTAGAATTCAAATTCTCCACCACCTTCAGCACCACCTTCAGCAGGAGGAGTTTCAGGAGCGGCTTGGGCCTCTGGTGCGGCTTGAGCACCACCTTCAGCAGGAGCCTCACCACCTTCGGCTGGCATCTCACCACCTTCAGCAGGAGCACCACCTTCACCAGCAGGAGCACCAGCTCCTCCACCACCAGCAGCAACACCAAGAGCATCTTTAGCCCAGTATTTCTGATTCTCAGCCTTTTCTTCTGGAGTTAACTTAAATACATTATCAATTAAATACTCAACGTGGAAGTAAGGTTTCTCACCATTCATAATTCCAACTAAAGTACCAAATATCTCTGCTTTCTTAGCCAAGTTATTTAATTTTTTCCACTCTTCAAATACTTGATTAGAGTTAAAGTTAATATCAACTTGATTTAATAAAATCTCATCTTCTTTCAACTCAGGGAATTCAATTAACATTTGTAATTTCAAAGGCTTAACGATAAGTTCTTTGAAGTTAGCTCTTAATCTATTAATAAAATTATAGAATTTAATCTCATCTCTCGTCATATCAGCCGAGTCATTGATTAAGTTACCACCACCATTTTCTTTATCAAAACGTTGGAAAGGAATCTTAGAAGCTCTCTTCAAAGCATTATAGAACCAAGTCAACATATCTGACTCATTTAAGTTATGTCCTTCAGGTGAAACTAATTCCATAGCTGGTGTACCAGCATCTCCTTCAGGAAACCAAATTTGTTTGTTATAAGGTAAGTGTTTAGCCCCATTGATAGTTAATGTACCTAGTGAGTCATCCCATTCAACTTCCTCCGAATAGTCATTTATTAATTGACCAATTTGCTCTTCAGCTCTTTGTCTCGATAAACCTTTAATAGGAATAGTAAACTTTTGATAAACTGTAGCATTAATAATGTTAAACATTACTCTTGTTTGCTCAAGAATCTTTAATTGGTTATAAGGCTTAATTAAACCTTCAACATATGATGTTTCTGAATAATCATTTTGAGTAGAATAAGAAATGTAAACTAACTGAGAATCTAAGAATATTCTTCTTAATTGAGGATCCTCTGGAAACTGAATCCATAAGTGACCAATGCTAGGTTCAAATGCTGGAACTAAAGTATCTGGTCTTAATCTATTAAAACCAATGATATTTTTCTTTTTATCATCATAGATAATCTCTAAAGCGATATAACCATCGATAAGAAAATCTTTCATCATATTCCAAGCAGTGATACTATCTCCAAATCCAAACTTGTTATAAATCTTTTCAAAATATTCTTGATACTTATCTTTAATCTCTTGTGAATAATCATTAGACAAAGGCTTAGGAGAACAAAAATCTCTCTCATCGTTATAAACAATACTTTCATCAGCAATTGAACTAACAAAGTCTCTGATTTCATCTTTAATTGAATACTCTCTTAGAATTCTTCTTTTATCACCATAAGCCTTATCTAAGTAAGGAATTGACTTTCTATTTAAGACAGAAGCCACGGCTCTTTGTGAGAAGAAATCATACATTGAGTTACCTCTAGCCGCATATGGATCTTCATTGATACCAATACCAACTTGGTTTCTAACAATCATATCATCATAGTTCATGCCATAAGATGATAAACCTCTTAAAATTCTATTAAAAAGTCCTTTATTCTCAACAGCACTGTTGGTGTAGGCGAAATTTGTTTGACCTGAACCTGCGGTAAATTGATTATATGATGCCATTTATTAATAAGTATTTCGTTTATATATTAAATTTTTAATCTTCCTCCAAGACACTATTAAAAAAGAAAACCTACATTTTATTGTAGGTTTCACTTGAAGTATTATACATAGAACGTTCTCAGAACAGGTTTCAAGTCTTCTGGACTTAATCCATTATCTGATAAAAATGATTGCAAATCATCTTGTGATTCACATAACTTAACTATCATTTTTTGAAAGTTCAAAACAGATTTTCTATCTAAAAATTTATTACCTTCCATCCAAGTTATATCTCCTGTAGGAGAAACAGATGAAGTCACTTTATGTGTATTATTACCTGATTGAAATACAGAGTTCATAATCCAACCACTACCAGATTTGAATATATCTAAGCTAGTGAATTTAGCATCAGGAAATGGTCTAACACCACCAACTAAAATACCAAATGTCATATCATCAATTGCTTTTCTAGACATATCAACAGCATGAGCTCTAATATCTTTAGCTCTATCAGTTTGTCCATAAGCGGCTAACTTATCAGCAGCACTCATATATGTAGAGTAATCAAGTTCTTCAAATTTTCTTAAATGTTTCATTTAAAATTATAATTTTTATAAGAGTATATATTATTATCTATTTCCATATTTTTTCATATTATTTTGAATCCTTTGTATATGACCTTTTAATAAAACATACTTCTCATTAATCTCACCTCTAGTGTCATAGAATTCATCTATTGTTGACTTCATAATCTCTTGATTTCTTTTATCTTTATCTTTTATCTTAACCTTCCAGATATCAAATAACTTAGCAGGATCATATTTATTCTTAGGATGACCAGCAATTAAAAATCTAGGAACCATATCCATACTTATTCTATGTACGAATTTAACCTGTAAAGCATTGTATTCAACTAAAGCATACTCAAATCCATATTTAATTAATTCGGCATACATACCCTCATATGTAACCGGAAGCGGTTGGTCTTTTTCAAAATCCTCTTCTTTCATAAAATTATCAAATAGAAAGGCTCTTACCTCTAAAGGAATAAAGTTAAAATTCACGCCAAATATAATTATTTGATTGCCTATCTTTTTATAGTTAGTAACAAAAACCGGAGACCACTTCATCCAATTAGAATCATCTAAATAGTGAAAATGATAAAAACTACCAGGTAGTATATCACTAACATTAATAGACTTTACACCATTATCAGACTTTTGATATTTATCATAGAAGTATAATGAGTTATTTTTGAAGTTGTCAGCTAAACCATCACCATCAACCAACATTCTCAATCCTATTCTATCTACTAATTCTCCCATGGAAATCTCTTTTCTTTTATATATAAAATAAACTAATCCAAGGTATGTTAAATTCAAAACCAAATAACGCTAACTACAATCAAGGTAACTATATACCAAAATATAAAGACAAAGTAATTAAGTTAAATACTCAAGGTGGAGTTTATTATAGAAGTTCTTGGGAAAAGAAAATAATGACTTGGTTAGATAATAATAAAACTATTACTAAATGGGGTGCTGAGTGTATGAGAATACCTTATCAAATGACACACTTTGATAATGGTGATACTAAAATAAAAGAACATTGTTATTATCCAGACTTTTACTATGAGATGAGAAACTCTGAAGGAGTACTCAAACAAGTCGTTGTAGAGGTTAAACCATTCAAAGAGTATAAGATGGTTCAAGACCTAAACGAAGGCAATCTGGTCGTTCCTGAGACAGGAATGAAGAAGTTAAAAAACTTTGAATACGATCTTAAAATGGCTTATAAGAATAAGAACAAATGGGAAACTATGATTAACTGGTGTAATAAGAAAGGTTATGAATTCATTATCATAACTGAACAACATCTAAAGAAGTTTAACCTTTGATTTTATAAATCAATATTATAAGTATAAAGATAAAAGATATACTTGGTAAAATATTATCCCATATAATATAAAGTTTTCTACTTAAATGATAGAAAGGAAATCTAATTAAGTGTAAAGTAATTAGAAATATAAATAAACTTGATTGAGATGACCAAATACCAATAATCATCCAAGTCCAAAACATTATTCTTAAAACATAGTGTAGAATGTCAAATCTACTAAAAGATTTAACATCTAAAGACTTAATACTGATATCTAGTCTAGTCTTATTAAAAACATAATAAACTTCATTAAAAGCGAATAAAATAGATATTAAATAAAATAAAGTAACTATCATATAGTAGCTGTATTAAATATTATTTCTTCAAATTTTAGTAAATTTTGAAAAGCAGACTCATTTATCTTAACAGATTTCTCTTCAGATATCATATTAAATATTTTATCTTCTACAAAAACTTCTACACAATCACCAACAGCTCTATCATATTCATTAGGAACAATTGAATTGTCTCTACTACTATAGATAGAAGAAACATAACTATCTCTTTCTTTTACATTTAAATGTAATGAACATCCATCACTAAGAAATCCTTCTTTAGTATTAGATTCCTCCCAAAGTTGTAAAATTACTTTATTCATTTCTAAAATTTTTAATAAGTATTTTATAATTGTCATTAAACAAAGTTTAGTAAAAATCATAAAATAAAAAAAAACAAATCATTTATGAATATCAAATTAGAGTACATTTGGCTTGATGGTTCTAACCCTCAACAACTTAGAAGTAAAACTAAAATCACCGAAGCAATTGATTCAATGAACGCATCAGACTATCCAGTTTGGTCTTTTGATGGAAGTTCAACATTGCAAGCTAAGGCTGGTAAAGGAAAAAATACAGATTGTCTACTAAAACCTGTTTTTGTAACAAATGACCCTTTTAGAGGCGAAGGTAACAAATTAGTTTTATGTGAAGTTCTCAATCCAGATAGCACACCACACGAAACAAACAACAGAAGAAAATTAGCAGAAAGAGTTGAAGAATTGAACATCACTAACGGTGAGAAATCAGAACTTCCTTGGTTCGGTTGGGAACAAGAATATACTCTTACACACAAACCAATGATTCCATTTGGCACAGGTGAAGGAATTCCTTTAGGATTTACTTTAGATCCAAGTAAAGCACCTAGACCTCAAGGTGATTATTACTGTGGTATTGGATCAGACAACGTAGTTGGTAGAGAAATTGTTGAAGAACACATGGATATTTGTATGGAAATTGGCTTGGATATTTCTGGAATCAATGCTGAAGTTCTTTTAGGACAATGGGAATATCAAATTGGACCAGTTACTGCTTTAGAAGGATCTGACCAATTATGGATTTCTAGATACTTGTTACAAAGAGTTGCTGAAAAACATAATGTTAAAGTTTCTTTACACCCTAAACCATTAAAAGGTGATTGGAACGGAACAGGATGTCACGTTAACTTCTCTACTAAAGAAATGAGAGAAGAAGGTGGTTTAGAAATCATCAAAGATACTATGGATAAATTAGAAAGAAACCAAAAAGAACATATTGAGGTTTATGGACTTCATAATAGTGAAAGACTTACTGGTGCTCACGAGACTTCAAGTATTAATGAGTTTAGTTATGGATTCTCTACAAGAGACACTTCTATTAGAATTCCAGCTCAAGCAATCATTGAAGGCAAAGGATACTTTGAAGATAGAAGACCAGCATCAAACTGTGATCCTTATTTAGTATCTGATAGAATGTTAGAAACTGTTTACTCTGAAGTTGAAACTGAAGCGTAATATAAATGATAAAAGAAAAACCTCTCAATTGAGAGGTTTTTTTATTTTAAAGATGTTTTGAATTTTTTCCTTTCGTCTTTTCTGTCTTGAAGGAAATATAGTTATTGGTATATTAGCAGCACCAAATGATGGTGTCATAACTATGTCAAATGTTTTTAGATTAAAGTGAGTG